TAGCCCTTTAGTCGGTGAATTTTTAAGTGCATACTATCAAGGGCAAGAATATCAAGGTGGCCCGATTGATATAATCAATAATCTAGACTCTTACATACAATTAAATAAATCAGGCACTCTAGTCGGTTTTACGACCCTCTCAGGTGCTGTTGGCCAATTTGATCAAACTATATCTGTAAAGGATACAACAGGATTTCCAGATAATTATGGTTTACTGAAAATAGATGATGAAATAATTACATATACTGGATTGACAACAAATTCATTTACTGGATGTATTCGTGGATTTAGTGGTATTACTTCTTTTAGTAATCCTGATGAACCAGAGGAATTTGTATTTTCATCATCCAACGCAGGAACTCATGCAGTTGGTGTTGGAACAAGTGGTGGTCAGGTTCATAATTTAAGTAATTTATTTTTAGAAGAATTTTTAAAGAAGTCTAAAAAACAATTTTTACCTGGTTTTCAAAAAGATTTATCCCCTGCATTAAATCAACCACAATTTATTCGTCACTCAAAAGATTTTTATAACTCTAGAGGAACTGACGAGTCATTTAAATTACTATTTAAATCATTATATAACGAAGAAGTAGATATTGTCAGACCTGCCGATTATGTAATTGCACCGTCAGATGCTAATTACAGAAAAACTCGTGACATTATAGTTGAGGCAATTCAAGGTGATCCAATGGATCTTGAAAATAAAACACTATTTCAAGAACCATTTGAAAACTTATCTAGAGCATATGGCCCTGTATCAATGGTCGAAAGGGTTAGAGTTGGTCTTTTAACTGAAACCTATTACAAAGTTAGTATTGATGCTTCATTTGGAACAGGTAGTTCTGACGAGTTGCTTTATGGTAATTTCGCTGTTCATGCTAATTCAAGAAATGTTGGTGCAGTTGGAGCAGCACAGACTTTTATTGACGTTGATTCAACTATAGGCTTTCCTGATAATGGAACTTTAACATTTAAATATCAAAATGGAACTACAGGAGTCTGCACATACTCTAACACAAACGTAACTCAGTTTTTGGGTATAAGCACAACTGGCATTACCACCACTATTAAGGATGCTACACCAATTAGACAAAATACCTATGTATATGCCTTGGGTCAAGCAAACAGCACCGCAGGGGTCACTACAGACGGCATACGATGCAGAATAACAGGTGTATTGGGTGGTATAGAACTTCCTAATACTTTCTATCAAAGAACAGGTGCAAAAGTAAAATTAAAATCTTTAGGTAAGATAGCAAAAGTAACTGATTTTCAGTCAAACAACTGGTTATTTAATATTCAACCAAAGTATAATGTAGATACTATTACACTACAAGATGCTTCAGGCCCAACTTACGAAGTAACTACAAAAGATTTTCATAGAATAAGAATAAATGACACAATATCAGTTCAAACATCAACTGGAGATTTAACTGGGAGTTATGTTGTCACTGATGTTTTATCAGATGAAGCTGGATCTCAACCGAATAAAATTAGAATGCAGGGATCTGCAATAAGTGATCTTACTGCAGTTCTTTCAATAAGAAAACTTCTTTCAAAACCTAATTCTGATGGAAGTAGCGTAGATAATAATCAACAGCATTTAAATAATTTTACCGCTAATATTCAAAATATTTACATGGAAGAAGTGGGGTATGCTCACACTCTTTCTAAACTTAAGAACTTAATTGCATCTAACTCTCTACCAACATATGGATCTGATCATAAGTTAAATCCAAGCACCCAGAAAATTACATTATCTGGAACTTTTAATGGTGGTGATACAACTATTGCGATTACAAGTGGTGATAATGATCATAACTTCTTTAGTGGTGATGCCATTTACTACACACCACAAAAAGATGATGATGGTGGTATAACAAGTTTTCTTTTTAGTGAAGGATTATACTTTGTAGAACGTGTAGATAAGAACAACATAAAGTTAGCAAAATCTAGATCAAACTTATATAACGGTAATTATCAAAAGATATCTGAAACCACTGTTACTACAACAATCACAAATAACACTTTTGAAAAGTATGAATTTCATAGAAAAATAATTCAACCACAAAAACTGTTTAGAGAAATTGACATGCCAGTTTATGATGGCAAAAAATATAAAACAAGAATTGGATATAATGGTATTTTAATTAACGGTGTTGAAGTATTAAGTTACAAGTCTCAAGACCTTTGTTATTATGGTGATATTAAGTCAATTGACGTAACTGGTGGTGGTAGAAAGTATGATGTTATAAATCCACCTCAGTTAGCAATTAATGATGGTGTGGGAGCAGGTGCTACTGGATATGTTGCAACCAGAGGTAGTTTACAAGAAATACTAATTGAAGATCCAGGTTTTGATTATCTTGATATTCCTAAAGTATCAATAAGTGGAGGAAATGGAAGTGGTGCTGTTGCTGAGTGTAAAATGGTTACAGTTCCCCACCAGGTGGTGTTTAATTCTGGTTCAGGATCTCAAACTATAGTTGTAAAGGGATCTGATGATTTTAACGTAGGATTTTTAACTTATCATAAATTTAGAAATCATGAGCAAGTTATATACGATACATTTGGGGAAAAGGCATTAGCAGGATTAAGCACTGGTGCAGTGTATTATGTTAATACCTCTACTCCTACTGGTATGACAGAAATTGATACATGGGTAGGATATGCTGGAAACACTTGGTATCCACAAAAAACAATTAGACTTCATAGAAACTTAGATGAAGCGGTTATTGGTATTAATACCATAGCTTTCACTGCTGCTGGTGAAGGAAATCATCAGTTCAGGTCTTTCAAAGGTAAATTACAAGTTGGTAATATTAATGTATTGGAATCTGGAGATGGATATGAAAATAAACTTAAAACATGTGAACCAACTGGAATTAATACAGCACTTGATAGAATCACCATCAGTAACCATGATTATAAGACAGGTGAGATTGTAGCTTATACTCCCGATTCTGGTGGAACTGCTATCGAAGGTCTTTCAAGCGATAAAAAATATTATGTCTCTGTTATAGATGAAAACACATTTAAGTTATCGAATGTGGGTGTTGGAACAACTGCAAAAGATTTTTATTTTAAAACAAAACAATATCAACGTTTAAACTCAATTGGAGTAGGAACTCATAGTTTTAATTATGATCCAATTATAGTAAAGGTTGAGGGTATTGTTGGTATAAGTTCAATAGAGGGGAATACTTTCCAATGTGTTCCTCAACCACTGTTTAGGGGTGAGGTTACATCTGTTCATTTGACAAATGGTGGTGTTGGATACGGTGCATCTGAAATACTTAACTTTAATAGACAACCTAGAATTGACTTATACAGTGGAATAAGTGGTGAATTATTACCCGTTGTTGCTAATGGCCAAATTATTGATGTCGCGATTCAAAACAGAGGTCAATCTTATAATACACCACCCAGTATTTCAGTTACAGGTATTGGAACTGGTGCAGAATTAGTTCCAGAATTAGTTGACGGTGAAATAAGATCTATCAAAATAATTAAGGCTGGTGTTGGATATGGTGCATCTACCACATCACTTAATGTTATATCTGCTGGTGAATTTGCTATTTTCAATGTTAATTTAAAAACATGGCAAGTAAACGAGGTTAAGAAGAACTTTACAAATATCGATAGTTCTGATGTATTCATAGAAAAACCAACACAACTTAGTCGTGAGCTACAATGTTCACATGCATATGTGCCAAGAGGTTTAAGAAAGGTTTTATATCAAAACAATTCAGATGGAGATCCATTAGTTGGAACTAGAGATCTATCTCTATCAAGTGGTGTAGAACAAAACAGAACACAACACTCACCAATTATTGGTTGGTCATATGATGGTCTTCCAATATATGGCCCATATGCATACGAAAAGAGCACTGGTGGATCGGTGGTTCAACTTAATTCTGGTTATTCTGTTGATCTAAAAACTAATAGACCTCCTACTAGCATTTTCCCACAAGAGTTCTTTATAGAAGACTTTACATGGGATAGTAACACTGATGAAACTTATCTTGATGAAAACAACGGAAGATACGGTGTAACTCCTGAATATCCAAATGGAACATATGCTTATTTTGCTACTCTTGAATCAACAGTAACATCAGATTCTAGTGATCCGTTCAATAACTTTAAAAAACCAAAATTTCCATATTTGATTGGTGAAAACTTTAATGGTCAACCAAATGAATTTAATTTCTTATCTAAGAGCAATCAAGATGAAATTAATCTTAATGAAACTGGTTGGGTAAGAAATACTGAACCATATGAATTACTTCAAGATGATAGTTCTTATGATTATGTAAGTCAATCATATAAGTATGTTACCCAAGAAGGTTCTATTGTTTATGCTTCCGAAGGATCTGTAGAAAAAATTGGTATTGTAACTGGAGGTTCTTCATATCAGGTTGGCGATAAACTCGTATTTGAAGAAAAAGTTGCTGAAAACTTTGAAACAGTTGGAAAAGTATCTAGAGTAACAGGGCCTGGTATTGGAACTATTTCAGTTACTAATACAAAATTGCAAAATGTTGAATTTTATCCTGCTGATGAAAGAGGAAGATTTGTTGGTGTTCACACTGATCCATTAAATTTACAAAATGGTGATAAAGTTTTTGTGTCTGGAATGTCAACTACTAGTTCTAGACTTGGCCAAAAAACTTATAGTATTGGAATAACATCATCAAAACTATTATTATCTGAGGATATACCAAAAGTTTCTGTTACTGGATTAGTTACATTCTTTAGTGTTCAAGGTAAATTACCTTCTCCAAATTCAAATCTCAATAGTCTCAATTTAAGAGAGAATGATATTTTAAAAGTTGGAATTGGAACTCAATTAGAAACAGTTAAATTATTAAATATAGATTCTGCTAACTCTAGAATAAGAGTATTGAGAAATCAAAATGGTTTAGATGATAGCACTGGTGTTGGAGCAACTCATGCAATAGGAACAGCGATAGAGGAAGATCCTAGAAAATTTAAGATTGATGTTGGTTTTACTACTACATTTGATAATGAAGTTAATTTTGAATACTACTTTAATCCTGTAGAATCTGTAGGTGTTGGAACAACTGCTGGGCCTGGAATAGGAACAACAGCTACAATTAGTAATCCTGCTGGTGGAAGAAGTTCAATATTCCTACCAACAAGATCCATATTCTTACCAAATCATAAATTTAAAACTGGAGATCAGGTAACATATCATAGAAACAGTGGTAATCCTATAGGCATTGCAACTAACCGTGCTAGAGCTAATTTATTTGCATCAGGTAATAATTTAGTTAATCTTGGTGCAAATCATAACACAGAATTTATGCCACTATTTGTAGCTAAATTATCTGATGATTTAATTGGTTTATCAACTGTTAGAATTGGTGTAGGAACCACTGGTGGTGGTATAGATCCAGAGGATGTATTTACTGGTGTTGGGCATACTATTAAACAACAAAGTTTAGTATACTTTACAGGTATCGGAACTGGCACATATCATAGTTTTAGAAGAAAATATAATGACACAGTAACAGGATCGATAGAGAAAAATTTAATCACCGTATCAACTGCTAGTAGTCATGGTTTAGGTCATAATGATAAAGTATTTTTATCTGTAAATGCTGGTATCACTACAACAGTTCCTGTCAAATATAATAAAGCAAATAGAAAATTAATTGCAAGAACTTTAGATTTTACTGCATCTGGTATTACTACTTCAGGATCTATAATTAATGATCCTGGCTCAATTGAAATAGCAGGTCATGAGATGACCACTGGCCAAAGAGTTATTCTTACAGCAAATACAGAAATTGCTGGTTTAACTAATGATGAAGAGTATTTTGTATATGTTGTTGATAAAGATAAAATTAAATTATGTGCTAATAGATTCCAAACAAAACAAAGTAGACCCAAATTTGTCACAGTGGGTAGTGCTGGTACTGGTGGAGTATTTAATTTAGTTAATCCACCATTGGAGTTTTATAAAAATGGAACTGTAGTATTTGACTTGTCAGATTCATCTTTATCATACATTAAAATTACAGATACGCTACCTGCGTTTGATTTAGAACTTTATACAGACTACAATTTTATTCACGAATACACATCAAATGAACAGTCATCAACATTCAATGTAAGTAGAAGTGGAACGGTTGGTATAGATGGAAAACTAACATTAACATATAATCAAAATACTCCAAGAATACTTTATTACAACTTAGTTGCAAATACATCTTCTGATAATCCTGACATAAACAAAGAACTTGTTTTAGACAGAGAAATTATAGGAAACAATTCAATATTATTTAAAGATAGTCGTTATGCAGGTCAGTTTAATATTCTTGCAAACTCGACAAATACATTTACATATGATTTAGATAGATTTCCTGAAGAAGAATCATATACAAGTTCAAGCACAACTATTTTAAGTTATAATACTACATCTAAAACTGCTTATGGCCCAATAGCAGCAGTTTCATTGTCTGAAAAAGGAAAAGGATATACTAGATTACCTGGTGTATCCACTGTAACCTCTGACACAGGAACAGGTGCTATTTTAGAAGCATCTAGCACATCAATAGGTGTTCCTCAGACTACAAAAATTGACAACATTGGTTTTGATTATCCATCAGACTTTACATTAAGACCTCAATCAAAACTTCCACAAATTATTAAAATTTCAGCACTATCTGGTTTAAAACGTGTTGGAATTACATCGTATGGTAAAGGTTATAATCACCCACCAACATTAGTTGTTCTTGATGGTCTTACTAGACAAAAAGATAATGATGTTGATTTAGTCTATAATTTAACAACTCCTGATACACCTGGTTATGTTGATATTATTGAAAATACTTATGGTTTATCTAACGTATCTCCTATTATTGTTCCTGTTAATAATCCTAATGGTATTAGAGTTACAAATCTTGTTTATGATTCATCCACAGAAACTGTTGCTGCAACATTAAAAGTTGCTTATAGTCTTGCACCAGAATTTCCTATAGAAGTGGGTGATAAACTTTTAGTTGAAAATGCTAGTGTTGGAGTTGGATCTACAGGAAAAGGATATAATTCTGATCAATATGATTTTAGAACCTTTGAAGTCACACAAGTTCATCAGAATTTAGGTAACGTTGGTATAGTAACCTACAGTATGGCTGGTTTAGTTGCAAGTGGTGAAATACCTGGTACTTTTGATACCACTATATCGTCAGCGATATTAGTAAGAGAAAGAGATTTTCCACAATTCTCTCCTGAATTACAACCAAACACATTTAATACAAAAGAAACATTAACATCTGAAACTAGTGTTGGCCCAGTTTCTGGTGTAGTTGCAGAGTATGATCCAGCAAGTCAATGGTTGACTATAGAGGCAGCTAGTGATTTTGAAGTTGGTAAATTAATAGAATCTACAGTTACGGGTGCTAAAGGAACAGTATCTGATATAATTCTTACTTTTGATACTAATTTCTTAGTTGATTATTTCTCAATGGTTAATAATGGGTGGGAATATGAGACAGGTTTCTTAAGCAATGTGTTACAGGTAACTCATGATAATGAATACTATCAAAGATTTGCATATGCGATTAAGTCTAGAGTATTCATGGAAAAATGGAAAGATATAGTTAATACTCTAACTCATACTGCAGGATTCCAAAAGTTTAGTAATCTTCAATTGGAATCAACTTTACCCGTTGCTCAAAAGGCATCATTGGTCGTTGGAACTGCTGGAACAGTAACTGGTGTTATTGATTTACAAGGATTTGAGAGTTTACATGAAGTTGATAACTTTGATTTAGCTACAGAAAATTTAAAATCAAGATCTCCTGCTTCTGGTAATCTATCTGATGAAATCACTTTCCAAAACCGCATCTTAATTGACTATGCTGAGTCTGTAGGAAATAGAGTTATTACTATTGACAATATTAGCGATCAATTTAATGATTTACCAAGAACAACAGCATTCTCTGAGGTAGGTAGATTTGCAATTGCTGGTAATAAAGAAAATAGATTTATGGTGTATGTGAAGGATAGTTTATTTGAAGGTGAAAGACAATTAATGATGGTTAACGCTTTGTTTGATCCTGTTAGTGGTCAATCAATGATTAACCAGTATGGTCAAGTAGATACTGTAAGAGATCTTGGATCTATGGATTCCACTGTTGATGGAACTGAAGCAGTTCTTAATTTCTTCCCAAATAAGAGTGAGTTTAACAACTATAATGTAACAACACTTTCATACAACCTTAATGAACTTGTTGGAAGTGGAACAACACAAATTGTAGGTTTATCAACTTCTATAGTAAATCGTTCTAATCCTGGCATAGGAACCACAGCACTTGTTCATATTGGTGCTGCAACAACATTGGCTGGATCTTCTCATGCTGGTGATGAGGTTGAGGTTATCATAGCCACTGTGGGAACCTCATCTACGGATGGTGGAGTATTTAACACAGGATTAGGAACAGCTAGAAGCGATGAATTGTATAATCCTAGATCTGCTAAAATGATTGTCTCTGTGGCAACAAGTGAAGGAACTGTTGAATATAATGAATTGAGCATGATCATGCATCAAAATCCTGTAGGTTTAGGATCTACTGTAGCATTTGAGCAGTATGGTCAACTAACAATTCATAATAGGAGAGATTCTCTTGCTGCAGAACCATTAGGAACATTTAGACCACATATTGTTGGTCTTGGAAGCACTGCTCAAATTAAAGTTGGATTTACACCGAGAGCTGGTATTGCAACTGCATATATCAACTCGATTACCATAGGAATATCATCTGAAACTCGTGTTGGATTAGGAACGTTACCATTAAAAAATGGAGCATTAATTGCTCAATCATCCACAATTCCATCAAGATCTGCACCGTTCCCTGTAGGTGTTGGTAGTTATAGTGAAGAGTTTGATGCTGCATATGCATTAGTTCAAGTCAAGGATACCACAAATGATAGATATGAGTTCTCAGAAATCATGATGATTGACGATGATACTCGTGTATTCATGACAGAGTATGGAAATATCATAACTGGAGCGAGTGTTAATGCAAATGCAACTGGTATAGGAACTATTGGTGGAAGAAGAGATGGATCAGATTGCTTTACAGAAATATCATATGTTCCAAATGCAAATACAGCTGTAGAAGTTAAAACATTTATTCATGCTCTTAAAGTTCATGAAGATAATAATACTAATAAAATTGAATTACAATCTGGATCTATTCAAACTAAGTTTGATGTCTATGAAGGAACTTTCTTTGGATCTAAAACTGGTTTCCCAATATTAAATGAAACTAATCAAGTATTTAAGAAAGACTTTGATGGATCTAGCACTGACATAGTTAATTTAACCAACAATACTATTAGTATTCCTAACCATTTCTTTGTAACTGGTGAAGAAGTCGAATATTCTATAAAACAGCCTATAGTAGGATGCACAACCACAGGTGTTGGAGCGACTACAGATTCAATAGGAATTGCTGCTAGTACCTTTGTGATTCCAACTGGAATTGTAACAGTTTCATATATCCCCGATAAAGCTTTCATTATTAAAGTTAGTGATAGTTTAGTTAAACTTGCAGCATCCGCAGAAAACGCACTTAAATCAATCGCAGTTCCATTAGATTTTACTGCTGTTGGTATAGGATCTTCACATAGTTTGATAAGTAAAAACCAAAATACAAGAGCGTTGATAGCAATTGATAACATTATTCAAAGCCCTATCGTGGGTACTGGAGTTACATCATCTCTTACTGCTGACTTTGCAAAGAGTGAAATAATAATGTCAACTTCTGGTATAACTTCATTCTTTGCTGGTGATGTAATTAAAGTTGGTGTTGACACAACTGGAAGTGAGATGATGAAGGTTATATCTGTTAATCATGCTGGAGTTGCTAACGCTATAAGAGTTCATAGGCAATGGATGGGAACAAAACTTCTAGATCATAATAATAAAGATCTTATTGAGAAGATGTCTGGTAATTATAATATTGTTGATAGCACTGTTAACTTTATTGAAGCACCAAAAGGTGGTAGACCCATAGGTGTCGGAAGCACTGGCCTTCCATCAATGGATAGAGACTTTACTGGTATTACAACCACATCAAGTTTCAGTGGAAGAATATTTAATAGATCTGGTCTTGCTGGAGGAAACATTGATGCTTACTCTAGAAACTATTCAATTGATGATATATCTCAAGAATTTACAGGTCAAAAAGAAGTATTCACTTTGAAATCAGATAAGCAAAATATAACTGGTATTGCTACAAACCTTGGTATTGTGATGATAAATGGTATACTACAGGGTGCTGGAGATCTGAATGATTATACTCTATCTGAAGTTTCTGGAATTACATCTATAACATTTACAGGATCTAAAGCATCTGTTGCTAGTGATGTTAACACTGCATCTGTTCCTGTTGGTGGAATTATTATATCAGTCGGATCAAGTGAAGGGTTTGGATATCAAGCTCTAGTTAGTGCTGGTGCTACTATTGATTTTGATAATGCAGGTAAAGTTAAAACAGTTAGTATTGGTAATAGTGGTTCTGGTTATAGAATACTCCCAGGCCCAGTGGGTATGGGAACAACATCAATCACTGGTGTTGGAATAGCAACTGTCGTTAATGTTGCTGTTGCTACATCTACTACTGGAGTTCCAGTTCTTTATAACATTGGAACTGCTGCTGTTCATAATGGTAGAATTGTAAGTATTGCTGTTACAAATACTGGTTCAATACCTGGCATAGGAACTAATAATCCAATATTAGCTGGAACTAATGTAGGATATGGTGCTTCAACATTTACTGCTATAATTGACAAACCATTACCATATCAAGATATTCCTCTTTGGTATGAAAATACTCATTTTAATCCAGTTGGTGGTGGTGGATCACAGGCAAGAGCAAATATTACGGTTGGAGTTGGTACTACGGGAATTGGCAGTGTAATTGATTTTGAAATTACAAATACAGGATATGGTTATGGTATTGGTCATACTTTAACTGTTCCTACATTTAGATCTGCACCAGTTGGAACATCAACAGATAAACCTGTAAGTGCATATGCGATACCAGTTGATGATCCAAGCAAACCATTTAAACCTTTCCAGATAACAATTCAGAAAGTTCACTATGATGAATTCAATATGTGGACAATGGGTGAACTCCAAGCTCTTGATGATTTCTCAAATCTATTCAATGGAACTAGAAAATCATTCCCACTCACAGTAGCTGGTGAGGCATTTGCTATACAAGCAAGAACTGGTTCAAACATAGTTGTGCAGAATACCATTATTTTAACAATAAATGATGTTTTACAAGTGCCAGGTGAAGGTTATGAGTTTAATGGTGGTGGAACAATAACATTCACAGAAGCACCAAATGCAACTGATGTAATGAGAATGTTCTTCTATAGAGGAACTGGTGGTGCTGACGTTGTTGACAGAGATATTATTGAAACTGTAAAAGTTGGTGATGATTTACAATTAGGATACAATCCAACTTACAACACAAGAACTTTCATTGAGTTCCCTAGAGCAGTTCATGAAATAAAATCATCTGATACAGTTGTAACTAATCAATATTATGGAAGAGGTCTAGGTGATAGTGATACTGAAACAAGACCTGTTAAATGGTATAGACAATTAGAGGATAGATTTATTGATGGAAAAATTGTTCGTAAAGATAGACCACTATACGAACCTAAGTTATTCCCAACCGCATATTTAATTCAACCTATTGGTGTGGGTCAAACAGAAATATTCATTGATAGTTGTAAACCATTCTTTAACCCTGAGAATGAGAATCCCTCAGACAGGGGTTTCCAAAAAGAAATTCAAATAGTTAATGCAAGTTCTGAATATGAGTTTCTTGCTGGTGCAGCTGCGACTGCAATCGTATCTATCGCTAACACAGTATCATTCTTCTCAATTACAGACGGTGGTGATGGTTATACATCGGTTCCTGAAGTTAGAATACAGCAACCTATAAGCATTGGTGGAACTCCATTTGTAGGTATTGGAACCACTGCAACAGCGATTGCAACTGCAACTGTTACTAATGGATCTATATCATCTATTACAGTTGGTATTAATTCAGGAATTGTTGGAACTGGTTATACTTCTGCTGCACCTCCACAAGTTTTAATCGCTCCACCTACATATGTTAGGGAGGAGAATAGTATTGATCTATATGAGGGTGACTTTGGTGTTATTACTGGAGTTGGTATATGCTCAAACATTTCTAGAATAAACGGTGTGGCAATTGGTGTTGGAACTGCACTCGTATTTGATTTATTCATTCCAAAAGATTCTCCTTTAAGGGATAGTAATATTAATAGCCCTAACGCGATAACAAGAAGTGGTATACAAACTGGTTACTATTTCACTGTTAGCAATTCTAACCTTGGATCTGGTGTCACCGCAGTTTCTATGACTAGTTCTATTGGATATGTTGGTGTAGGAACCACTGCCCTAGATAACATATACGAGGTATCACATCATGTTGGAGTAACAACTGTATCATTCGGTCAAAGTACAACAGAAGAGGCAACAAGAGTATTCTGTAAAGTTCTAGATTGGCATGGATTACAAAATACTGTTGGTTATTCAACATTAAATCAAGGTCTATCTACATCATTCATCGGTGACTTTAGTTGGGGTCGATTACAACTAAATGATAGACAATTAGCACAAGCATATACTGTTAATACTACCAATGGTGTTACTGGTATTAAGACTGGGCCACAGATTAAGAGAAAGGCGGCTCTTAAATCTGAGAACTATGTCGTCTAAATAAATAAAAAAAGTGTAACCAAAGTTCATGGCGGCTATCATAACTGATCAAATAAGAATATTAAACGCAAAGAATTTCGTTGCTGGTGTATCCACTTCGACTAACTCTTATTATGCATTTGTTGGTTTACCCAACCCAACCGCGTATCAAAGTGATTGGGATTCAAATCCTCCAGCACCAGTTGATAATTTTGATAATATGAATGATTATCACGATACCATGCTTGCTGTGAAAAGGGTGACATCCACTGATGTAAAACAAATTGTTCCAAAATTGAACTGGAACTCTGGAACAACATATGATTACTATAGACACGATTACAGTATTTCTAATGCACCTCCAAACTCTGGTGGAACATCTTTGTATACTGCAAACTTCTTTGTTGTTAACAGTGATTTTAGAGTTTATATTTGTTTACAGAACGGAACAACACCAGAAACACCTGATGGAAAACCATCACTTGATGAACCAACCTTTACAGATTTAGAACCAAGAACACCTGGTACTTCTGGAGACGGTTATATATGGAAGTATTTGTATAGTATTAAACCTGCGGATTTAATCAAATTTGATTCTACTGACTTCATGCCAGTTCCAGCAGATTGGGGAAACGATGCTTCAGACGCTGCTGTTAAGAATAACGCTACAGATGGTGGAATAAAAATTGTTGTTGTTAAAAATAGAGGAACTGGTATAGGAACTGCTAACCAAACTTATACTAGAGTTCCAATTAAAGGTGATGGATTCAATGCAGAATGCACTGTTGTTGTTAATAATGATGCTCAAATAGAAAGTGTTACTGTATCAAACGAAGGATTTGGATACACTTATGGTAATGTTGATTTATCTGCTGGATCTGTTCCAACACCAACTTCACAACCAACTCTTGATGTAATTATTCCTCCACCTGGTGGTCATGGTTCTGATATCTATAGAGAATTGGGTGCAACTAATGCTTTATTGTATGCAAGAATTGAGAATGATGCTGAAAACCCAGATTTCATAACTGGAAACCAAGTTGCTAGAATAGGTATTTTAGAGAACCCTAAAGCATTCAATTCTAATGAAATACTTACATTAGATAAAGCTAGTGCTGCATATGCACTAAGATTGGCAGGAACTGGATACAGTTCTGTAACATTTACTGCAGATGATTATGTAAGACAAACTGTTGCCACTGGATCAACAGCTGTTGGAAGAGTTATTTCTTACGACCAGACAACTGGTGTTTTGAAATATTGGCAAGATAGAACAATCGCAGGTTTTGCTACTGCAGGATCAAGTGGTATTAGCACAGCACTAACACCATCTCACTTAGATTTAAATGTTCCAAGTTATAATACCACTAGATTTACATCTGAACCATCTTCAGGTGGAAGTGTGACTATTATTGGTGGTAGTTCTAATTTATCGATTAGCACTGTATTTTCAGGCCTTTCTACTACTCTAAATAATAGAACCTATTACCTTGGTCAATCATTTACTAAGGGAGTTTCTAATCCAGAAGTTGACAAATATTCTGGAAATATGATTTATGTTGATCACAGACCATCTATCACAAGATCTTCCAACCAAAAAGAAGACATCAAAATAATATTACAGTTCTAATTAACTATGGCTCAACAAACCAACCTTAACGTTTCACCATATTTTGATGATTTCGATGCGAATGATAATTATCAAAAGATTCTTTTCAAGCCTGGTTATCCTGTACAAGCAAGAGAATTAACAGGTCTCCAGTCTATATTACAGAATCAAATTGAAAAATTTGGCCAACACTTCTTTAAAGAAGGTGCAAAAGTAATACCAGGTAATACTGCATATTCTCCTGAGTATTTTGCTGTAGAGTTAAATAATAGTCATTTAGGAGTTCCTGTAGAATTTTATATTGATCAGTTAATTGATAGGAAGATAATTGGTGCAACAACAGGTGTAACAGCTATAATTAAACAGATTCTCAAGTCTGAGAACAGTGAGAATGGTAATTTAACACTTTATATTTCATATATGTCTTCTGGAGTCGAAGATAGTAGTATTAAAGTTTTTGCTGATGGTGAACTGTTATTGGCAGATAGTGATATTGTTTCAGGCCCTGAAAATAACGCTTTTATACCAACAGGTGAATCGTTTGCTTCATGTATTCAAAATAATGCAACATCAACTGCTGCATCTTTTTCAATATCAAATGGTGTATATTTTATAAGAGGTAACTTTGTTCAGGTTCAAGATGAAACAATTGTTTTATCACAATACACAAATACTCCTAGTGCTAGAATCGGATTAAGAATAGATGAAGATATAATAAATGCTGATGAAGATGAAACATTAGCAGACAATTCAAAAGGTTTTAATAATTACGCTGCACCTGGTGCTGATCGTTTAAGAATATCTGTAAGTTTATTTGCTAAACCATTAGATGATTTTAATGATTCTAATTTTGTCGAATTAGCAGTTATTGATAATGGTATTTTAAGATCTCAAATTAAAAATACAAATTACGGTCTTATTAGAGATGAATTAGCTCGTAGAACATATGCTGAATCTGGTGATTATATGGTTAAAAGTTTTGGTATTGCTCTGAAAGATTCCTTAAATGATAATGTAGGTAATAATGGAGTATATCAAACTGGTCAATTCACTCAAGGTGGAACATTAGCAAATGATGATCTTGCAGTATATCAAGTATCACCTGGTAAAGCGTTTATCAAGGGATATGAAGTAGAAACTATAAGTTCTACTTTTATAGATTGCCCAAAAACAAGAACTTCAAAAACATTAGAAAATCAAGGTGTTGCATATAAAACAGGAAACGCAGTAAGGCTTAATAATGTTCAAGGTGTGCCACAGATTGGAATTGGAAATACTTACGTTGTGAGTTTAAGAGATCAAAGAATAGGTAGTGCTTTAACTACTGCTGGTGGTGGTGAGATTGGTGTTGCAAGAGTTTATGATTTTGCATTAGAGTCTGGTTCATATTCAACATCCAACTCTGCATTAAATGAATGGGATGCATCACTTTACGATATTCAATTATTCTCCAAGATAACTTTATCTCAACCAGATACCTTCACAATACCAACTCAAATTAAAGGAAAGTATAGTGGTGCTTCAGGATTCTTAGTTAATGCTGTTAGTAATAGCACATCTTTAAATGTATATGATGTAACTGGTAAGTTTGTTCAAAATGAACCATTTATCGTAAATGGTATTGATAATAATCGTGTTGCTGTTGCAGTAACATCTCATGGAATGCAAGATGTAAAATCAATTTATGGCGGCCCTGATTTGGGTAATGTTGGTTTTGCAAAATCATTTAATGGAGATGTAATACAAAGACCTATTATTGATTTTGGAAATGCAGGTATATCATCAAGTCATTCAGGAATATGCACAATTACTAGTGAAAGTTCACTATTTCCTGGTGGGTTGAAAGTAAATAATATTTTATCATTTGGTGGATTAGATAATAGCGTTCCAACATTTGCAAGAATTACTGCAGTTGGAACTAATGATGTAACTATTCAAGGTGTTCAAGCAGTAACTGGTGTTGTTAGTAATGAAGTTCCAGCAACCAGAACACAGGTTTCTAGTTTAAAACTTCAGTCATCACCATTAGAAAGATCTGTTGATAATAGATTATATTCATTGTTGCCAAAAGCCTTTATATCAGATGTTGATCTCTCTAGTTCAACCATAACAATTAGAAAACAATTTACTGTTGATATTGCTCTTAATTCTAATACTGGATTGGGTCAATTCTCATCTGCTTTAGCTGCTGGTACAAATGAAACATTTTTACCCTTTGACGAAGAAAGATATGTTGTCATGAGACCTGATGGAACAACTGTGGCATTGAATGATGACATGTTTAGATTCTCTTCAGGCAATACAGTTTTACAAATAGTTGGTTTAGGAGCAGCAGTAGGTGGAGCAACATTGATTGCAACTCTTCAAAAATCAAAACCAACATCAAAACTAAAAAAATTAAATCGTGTAAACTCTATTGTAGTAGATAAATCAAAAGAGACTGGATCTGGTATTGGTGGAACAACTTTAAATAATGGTTTAACATTTGGTAATTTCCCAATAGGAACTAGAGTTGAAGATGAAAAGATAATATTAAACGAAGCAGATATTATTAGAATTCATGGTATCTATGAATCAACTGATACATCAGAAGCAACCGCACCTAAGATGACATTAACATCTTTAAATGGGCCATCTGGAAAAACAACAGATTTGATTGTTGGTGAAAAAGTAATGGGTCAAAACAGTGGTGCTGTCGCGGCTGTTTCTGAAATTGTAACTGATTCGCAGATTACATATATTGTTAAAAATGAAACTGCATTTGAAGAAGGAGAAATTATACAATTTGAAGAATCAACAGTTCAAGGTTTAATTACAACTTTAGATAATACTAGTAAAAATATATCTGCAAATTATACATTTACTAATGGTCAGAGAAGCACTTTCTATGATTATGGTTTTATTACTAGAAAATCTAATGCAAAAGCACCTAAGAAACAACTAAAAATATATTTTACAAATGGTTATTATGATTCAACTGATGATGGAGATATAACAACTAGAAATTCATATAATAGTTGGGATTATAGTAAAGATATTCCAATGATTAATGGTGAATATGTAACTGATACTCTTGATATAAGACCAAAAGTAGATACTTATACAGTCGCAGAGGGTGTTAGATCGCCACTTGAATTTTTTGGAAGAACATTTACTAGTTCTGGAAGTTCTGCTAAAAATATATTAGCATCTGATGAATCAATTAATCTTACTTTTTCACATTTTGTTGGCAGAGTAGATAGAATTTTCTTAGATAAGACTGGAAGATTCCAAGTTAAATATGGCGATCCATCCGAAAAAATGGAGAGACCAACTGGTGTGGATGATGCAATAGAAGTTGCAAGTGTTAAATTACCACCATTCTTATTCCAACCAAGACAAGCAAGTATTGATTTCTTAAAATATAAGAGATATAGAATGAGTGATATTAAAGAACTTGAGGATAGAATTAAAAACCTTGAATATTATACATCCTTGTCTATGCTTGAGACAAAAACATCAAGTTTATTCATTCCTGATGCTGATGGATTGAACAAATTTAAATCTGGTTTCTTTGTTGATAATTTCACATCTCTTCAACCACAAGAGACTAATGGTTTAAAAGTTAAGTGTAGTTTAGATACTAAGAAGAATGAATTAAGACCACAACACTATTGCACTTCTATTGATCTTATGCCTGGCCCAGTTGAGGGTGTGGATGTTACAGCTGATCGTGCTTTTCTTGCTGCTGAAGGAACGAATATATTAAAACAGAGTGATGTTGTTACACTAAATTATACTGAGGTTGAATGGTTAAGTCAACAATTTGCTACTAGAACAGAGAGTGTGACACCATTCTTAGTCAGTTTCTGGTTATCAACTATTAAATTAAATCCGTCAACAGATACATGGACAGACACTGCTAGACTTGATGCAAAGATTATTCAACAAGAGGGTAACTTTGCTGGTGTTATGGCACAAGCTATGCAGGAGTTTGGAGTTGACATGCAGACTGGATTAGCACCAATACAGTGGAATTCTTGGGAAACTGACTGGGTTGGAACAGAGCAAGTGGATCGAAAAGACCAGTATACAGAAACAAGTACAACTACTGTAGAAGAAATCATTAAGGCAGGTTGGATTAATGGTGGTAGAAGTGTTAACCATTCAGTCTTCCATGATACAAACACAACAACCACTTTTGAAGATACAATTCGTGATACCTTCAGTGTTGATAATCAAAGTAGAAATGGAACTAGAAAGATTGTTACAGAACAATTTGATAACGAATCTCTTGGAGATAGAATTGTAAGTCGCGATGTTATTACTAACATGCGTTCTAGAAACGTAGAATTTAGAGTTACAAAATGTAAACCACTTACACAGTTATACGGATTCTTTGATAATATTGCGGTAACAAAATATTGCACTCCAAAACTAACTGAAATTACCATGACAAATGGAACTTTCCAAGTTGGGGAAACTGTTGTTGGAACAATGCCAGGATCTGGTATACCAGCAGAGGGAACAGATATTCCTGCGATTAGATTTAGAGTAGCACAAGCAAATCACAGATCAGGCCCATATAATGCTCCAACAGAAGTTTTTGCAAAAAATCCATACGTTTCTCAAGTTGGTGCAACAGGTCTTGAAACATTCTTAGGAACACCAGGCACAGTTCAACTTGCATCTACTAATGATGGTTCTACAAATATGCCAACAACATATTCTGCAACATCAACTATAATAAACCTTGATACAAAAGCATTAGCAGATCAACCTCAAGGAGATTTTTATGGATATACAACTACTGGAATGGAACTTAGAGGTGAAACTAGTGGTGCTACTGCAACTATTAGTGCAAAACGATTAATTTCTGATCTTGGTGCTAATTTAATTGGTAGTTTTTATATTCCAAATCCAAATAGTGGTAATCATCCAAAATTTGAAACAGGAACAAAAACATTTACAGTAATTGATAATGAAACTCTTGATAAAGAAAATACAGATACTTATGGTGAAGATACATATACTGCTTCTGGAACTTTAGAAACAGTTCAAGAAAATATTGTTTCCACTCGAAATGCTATTATTCAAACAAAACCAACAAAAGAAGAGAGAGCTGTTAAAACATTGACAGGATCAACTGTCATGAAAACAGAGGCAATTTCAACTGATACTTCTACAAGTAGTCAAGATGTTTGGTATGATCCATTAGCACAGTCTTTCCAAGTTACTGAAGAAGGTGGTCTATTCATTACTAGTTGTGATGTTTACTTCCAGACTAAAGATGATATGGATATTCCTGTAACAATACAGATCCGAACTATGGAAGGTGGAACTCCAACACAAAAAGTTTTACCATTCTCTGAAATAATTTTAACTCCAGATCAAATTAATACTTCTACTAATGGAACTGTCGCAACTAGATTTAATTTTGAAGCACCAGTATATCTTGAAGGTGACAACACTGAATATGCGATATGTTTAGCATCATGGTCAACAAAATATAAAGTCTTTATTTCAAGAGTTGGAGAGTCTGATTTATTAACTGATGAATTTATATCTCAACAACCATACTTGGGATCATTATTTAAATCACAGAACGCATCTACATGGGAACCAAGTCAGTGGGAAGATTTGAAATTTGTTATTAATAAAGCTGTATTTGAAACTAGTGGAACACTAGAAATATACAATCCTATTTTGTCTATAGGTAATAAGCAAATTGCAAGATTACAACCAAATTCAATTAATTTAAATTCAAAGAAAATTAGAGTTGGTATTGGAACTTCGTTAGCAGATACTGTTATAAAGTCTGGAACCACAGTCAATCAATTATCATTTAATGATGGAGACACCACTTATGCAGCTGCATCAAATGCATTTGGTGATTTTATTGGAAGTGCTGGTATAGGAACAGGTAGCATGGCTATTGTTAATGCAGGTTTAGGATTTACACCAACATCTGGATCTCAACTTTATACTGGAATTGCAATGACTAACATAACTGCTGGTGGAGATTTCTTAACTGCTGATATTTTGGTCACTGATGGTGGAATTTCATCTGCTAGAATTGTAAATTCTGGAACAGGATTCCAACGAGGTGATGTTCTTGGAATAGGAACAATAACCGCATCAAATGGAGACGTTTTACCTGGTAGAAATGCAAGAATGTCTATTGTTTCAATAGGTAATACTAATGAGTTAATTTTAGACAATGTTCAAGGAGATTTTGCTCTTAATGGAATATTGACTTATTCTAATCCACTAACTGGAGATTTCAGTGGTGTAACAACATCATTAAATACAACAGTTGGTTCCTCAAATACTAATGCTAGAATTACTAGAGCAATAAAAATTACAGAAGTAAGCGATGGAAGACACTTTACTGTAGATCATAGAAATCATGGTATGCATCATGAGACTAATAGAGTAACAATCTCTGGTGTTGAGCCTGATGTTATTCCAACTAAATTATCATTACCATATGGTGCAACTTCCACTTCAACAATATCTGTTGTTAGTACTAATGACTTTGCAACATATGAAAATGTTTCTGTTGGAGCAACTAATCCAGGCCTATTACAAATTGGCGATGAGGTAATCAAATACACTGGTGCTTCTAGTGGATCAATTACAGGTATCACTAGAGGAAATAATGCAAAAGGCTATATTAAAGGAACTCCTGTTCGTAAGTATGAATTGGGTGGTGTTTCTCTAGGAAGAATTAATAGAACACATAAATTAAATGAAATTACTGACAGAGATCCTAATCCAATTACATTTGATAGTTACACAGTTAAAATAGATACTTCTGCTTTAACTTCTGCTGAAACTGGATTAGCGTTTGGTGTTCCTGATAGAGAGAGTGCCTCAAGTGCAACAAGCAATCCTAAATTATACATCAATGATACTAAATCATCTGGTGGATATGATGCTTACGCAACACAAAATATTCCTTTCCAAATTATTTCACCTAATATTGGAAATGTAACTGTGCCTGGTACAACTTTATCTGCTACTTTGAAAACAGTATCAGCATCAAGTTTAGGTAATGGATTAGGTCAAGGTGCTGATCTACCTTTCTTAGATAAAGGAACTGAGACTATAACTTTAAATAAAACAAACTATTTGAATTCTCCTAGAATGATAGCATCTAGGATTAATGAAACTAACAATTCTGCAATTCAGGCATTAAACGGTGATAGATCATTTAACATGACACTTACATTAGAAACAAGTAATCCAAATATATCTCCTGTTGTAGACCTACAAAGGATGAGTGCGATTTTAGTTTCTAATAGAGTTGATGCTCCAATCTCAAATTACATAGAAGATTCTAGAGTTAATTCATTATTTGACGATCCAAATGCATGTCAATATGTTTCTAGAGAAAATAGTTTAGCAAACTCAGCATCATCAATTAAAATATTGCTTGATGCACATATTAATGAATTTTCAGATATAAGAGCATATTATGCAATTAGTGTTACTCCTAATTTTGATCCTATATTTGAAGCATTCCCAGGCTATACTAATTTGAATGATTTGGGCCAAGTAATTGATGCTTCTAAGAGTGATGGTAGACCTGATAGATTAATTCCTAAAACTGATGTTGGTGGATTTACTAGCAGAGATGTAACATTCAAAGAGTATGAATTTAATATGGAAGATTTACCACCATTTAAATATTATAGAATAAAGTTTGTATTGACATCAACAAATCAAACATACGTTCCTAGAGTTTCTGATCTAAGAGTTATTACTCTAGCATAATGACAAACTACATCCCAGTTGAAGGTAACTCAGATTTGGTCAGAGATCCAAACACTGATCAAATTATCAATACTAACACAACTGCTTATGAACAATATATAAATCGTCGTAAGCAACGTAAACTTGAAAAAGAAAAATCTTTAACTGTTGAAAGTGATCTTGCAAGTTTAAAAAGTGAAATGAGTGAGATCAAATCTCTATTAAAGGAGTTAGTAAATGGCAACTAAAAAAATTACTTTTGATCCAGAGGCAGGTGCTGCTTATGCAGCTAATTTTGCCATGCTTGGTGGTGCTAATTTTGAAGGTAACTTTGAGGTTGTAGGAACTTCAAATACTGCATTCAGTCTTGAAGGATATTCTGGGTC